CCCTTACAAAACCATACTCGGCAATCACTTTCTACTGGAAAGTAAAGGCTTAATTTCCGGCAGGCAGACTCAAAATGGAGGTGAATATACGCGATGGAGAAGTGGAGCGGATCAATAGGTTTTGCAACTGATGTTGATAATGGGTTTGGCATTCATTCAGAACAGATAGTGGAGTATCCATATCAGGGTAATCTGCTTAGAGTGTATCAGACCAATACAAATTCAACATCAGTTAATGCTGATGTCAATCTATCAATTAAGATTAACATTGTAGCTAGTGCTTATTTGAATCGTAACATAAGTAAAATCAGATATATCACCTTCCATGGAGAGAAATGGACTGTTAAAAATGTGGAACCAATCTATCCAACAATAACTATCGAGGTTGGTTCTGCGTTTCCAGAAAATTCTGGAGGTGATGTATAATGAGTGGCATCACGAAATTTGAGAGTAAGCAACGAGAGGTTCATACCAAGTTAGTTTCATTACTTGGAGATTCAAAATCTGTTTACTTTACAACTGAATCATTACAAACAATAAATCACCCTTGTTTTATATACTCATTTGGTGGTTTTAAAACTAAAGATGCAGATAATAAGAAGTATATAAAGATGAGTTCTTTTGTAGTAGTCCATGTATACAAAGATTTTTCTGATAATTTAGTTGACAACATTCTTGATAGTTTTGATTGTGTATCCTTTGATAAACAGATACGATCTGGTGGATATTACAACGATACCTATACAATATTAATTTAAAAGGAGGAAATACAATATGTCAATTATTACTTGGGATGCTGATGGCGAAAAACTGTATGAACTTGGTTGTGACAGGGGAGTTTTGTATCCGAGTGTGAGCGGAGCTTATCCGCTTGGGGTTGCTTGGAATGGACTTTCATCTGTAACTCAGTCACCGTCTGGTGCTGATGAGAATGAATTCTATGCAGATAATCAGAAATATGGATCAATCAGAGGTGCTGAGAAGTTCGGCGCTACAATCGAATGCTACACATATCCGGATGAATGGAAATCTTGTGATGGGCATGCTACTCCGACCCCTGGTGTAAGCCTGAATCTTCAGACAAGAAAAGCATTTGGCATGAGCTACCGGTCAAAGATCGGAAATGATACTGATGGTATCGATCATGGATACAAACTGAATCTTATCTATAACAGTACATCTTCTCCGTCTGAAAAAGCACATGAATCTATCAATGACAGTCCTGAAGCAGGAACAATGAGCTTTGAGATCAGTTCAACACCGGTAAATGTTACAGGGTATGGTTCAACATCTCTTCTTGAGATCGACAGTACAACAGTAACCCCTGTAAAACTTGCGCTCCTCGAAGCAGCTCTGTATGGAG